CACAGGTTCTTATAGCCCAAATATGGACATCTATCATACGCCTGATTACCTAGCAGCTTGTAATTGGTGTCTAGTAGACCAACGGGTTGCTGAATTCCAATTATCGAATATCAATTCGGGCTTCAGTTCGAGCATGATGATTTCGTTCGCGAATGGAATTCCTACACAAGAGGAAAGATTTCAAATAGAGCAAAGTATAAAAGAAAAATTCACGGGTGCAGAAAACGCAGGAAAATTTATTTTAACATTCTCAGACGATAAGACTAGAACACCTGAAATAACTGCAATTTCTCCTTCTGATTTAGACAAACAATTTTTAGCACTCCAAGAATTACTCGTTCAGAATATCCTGTCAGGGCATAGGGTAACGTCTAAGACACTTATGGGTATTGATAGTACAAATGGCTTTTCAAGCAATACAGATGAGCTTATAAACGCTTCAAATTTCTATCAAAATACTGTGGTTAGACCGTTCCAAATAAACATCTTATCAACTTTACAAACAATATTTGAAGTAAACAATATTAACTTACCTGTTGAATTCGTACAGCTTAAACCAATAACAGTACAGTTTGATTCTAAAACTATACGTGAAGTTATGACACAAGACGAAGTAAGAGAATCATTAGGATTACCACCGTTAGATGAAGACGAAGATACTGTTGAACAAGACGTAAAACTAGCTAAGGTTGGTTCTATGATTACAGACGGTAAAGAACTACCTTTATATGAAACAATAGAAGAAGCAGAAGCAGAAGCTAAAAGATTAGGTTGCGAAGGCTATCATGAGCATACGCAAGATGGCAATACTTATTATATGCCATGTACTGACCATAAACAAATAACATCTTTAACTGATTGTAATTGTAATAAAACACTTTTAAATTCAGAAAAAACAGAATTAGAAAAATGTATTGAAGAATATGGCGAAGATATACTTGACGAATGGGAATTAGTAGAAGAAGAAATAGTTGATGGCGAACATCAAGATTTTGAATTTGAAAAAGAATTAAACAATATTGCTAATGAAAAATTAGAATTAGCTTCTACAGGAACAGCAAGACCAAACGCTAGAAGTGAACAAGATGGAGTAAACAAATCTTTTAATGACTTTTACAAAGTTAGATACGTTTATGCAAAAGACGAATTTTTAAGTCAAGAAGGAGAAACCAGAGAATTTTGCAGATTAATGACATCTGCCCGAAAAATTTATCGTAAGGAAGATATTTTACAAATGGGCTATAGACCTGTAAATGCAGGTTGGGGAGCTAGAGGTGCAGCAACATATTCTATATGGTTATACAAAGGTGGCGGTAACTGTCATCATTTCTGGTTGCGTAGAATCTATAAAACATCTTTAAGAAATGCAAAAGCTAAAATTAATGACAGTCAGTTAATTGGATATACAAAGGCAAGAAGTGAAGGTTTTACAGCAGAAAAAAACGACAACCTAGTAGCAAGACCACCAAAAAGAATGAGAAATAACGGATTTTTAGAACCTAGATAACATGGCATACGTATTATTTATATCAGAACAAACACTTAAAGACAGTAGCGCAATCAACTTAAATGTTGATACCACGTTACTTTTACCTTATATCCGTCAAAGTCAAAAGCTATATATTGAAACAGCGCTTGGAACGGAACTAACGCAAAAAATTAAAGATCTAATTTCAGCAGGTACTATTGGCGCAGGTGGTAATGCAGCATATAAAACTTTACTAGATGACTACATAGCTGACGTTTTAGTGTCGTATAGTTTTTACCATGCTATACCATTCCTGAGATTTAAGGTTGAGAATGGTAACATCTACTCTAAGACAAGCGAAACTGGAACAGCTTTAAGTACAGAAGAAGCGCAACACCTTAGGGAAGAAATAATGAACACAGGGCAGTACTATAGAGAAAGGCTAATTGACTACATAAGAAACAATACAAGCAGCTACCCAGAATACAGTACAAACTCTGGGGCAGATGTTAGCCCTTCAACAGCAAACTATTACGCAGGTATGAACCTTGAAAGACCTAAGCAACAGGGTACAGAAATTACATTAAGGAATTTTCTTACAGCAGGAGAATAAATGAAAAAACACTATAAACCAAAACAAAAAAATATAACTAGGCTTAAATCCTACTTGGATAAAAAGCCCAACATTAAAACTAATGAAAGAACTAAAAGACACAATTCAAGTAGGAATAGCTAACGGAAGTGCAATCGGTTTTAGCATAACGGACTGTAACGAAATTCTAACGTTAATTTCGCTGACACTTGCTATTGCATATACTTTATATAAATTTTATCACTTTGAAACTAAAAAATAATGAAAAAACTAATTTGCAAAATAATATCCTTAATAACTTTTAAAAAAGTATGTTTAGGTCATTGTAAAAAATGCTAAATGAAAAAAAGAAAATTAAATAGCAAAAACCCTAAGTGGTTGCCAAAAAAAGCTATAAAGAAAGTTGAAAACAAACTAATTAAAGAAATAAAGGGCGTAAAAATATACGCTACTTTTTACTTAGATTAATGTCATTTGAATATTTTAAAGTAAACGAATTTGCTTGCCAATGTGAAAGCTGCCAAAAAAAAGGCGGTACAGGTTTTAACATGAATAGTAAAGTCGTTGACAGGCTTGACCAAGCTCGCGAGATTGCAGGCTGCCCGTTTGTTATTACTAGCGGCTACAGATGTAAAGAGCATAATGCAGAAATAGGCGGCAGAGTTGGTAGTTCACATACTAGAGGTCTTGCAGTTGACATAGCTTATAACGGAAGCAGGCAATTATACCAAATTGTAAATGCTTTGTTAATGGTAGGATTTTGTAGGCTTGGAATATCAAAGACAGGAAAATTTGTTCATGCTGATATGGACATTGTTAAAGCCCAGAATGTTATCTGGCAATACTAGAATATTAACCAATTTATTATATTATGAAACAATTACTTGAAAAGTATTTACTAGGAAAAATGTTAAACTCTAAAAAGTTTTGGTATGCTGTAATAGGCTGCCTTACAACTTTACTTAGTGACACTTTTAACTTGAACCCAGAAGAGGTTAGCAATATTCTTATGAGTATAGCAGCTTTAATTATAGGTCAAGGATTAGCTGACTTTGGTAAAGATGCAAAACAATAGATTCAGGCTAAAACCACACGAAATAGAAGTCATACAGCGTATGCGATCCGAACACAAAAGAAATGTGTTAGTTGTAGGTGATCTGCATGAACCTTTTTGTTTAGACGCATACGTTGACTTTTGTTTACAACAATATCATAAATATTTATGTACAGATGTTATTTTTATTGGTGACATTATAGATAATCATTTTTCTAGTTATCACGAAACATCAGCAGACGGTATGGGCGGGGCGGCCGAATTAGATCTAGCTATTAAAAGAATATCAAGATGGTATAAAGCATTTCCGTTTGCTAAGGTAATAATCGGCAATCATGATAGGATAATAATGCGGAAGGCACAAACATCAGCCGTTCCTTCTAAGTGGATCAAATCCTATAAAGAAGTATTAGAAGTGCCTAACTGGGAATTTATGGAACGCTACGAACAAGACAACGTTCAATATGTTCACGGTGAAGGCGGTACTGCAAGAACTAAATGCCGTGCTGATATGATGAATACAGTACAAGGACATTTACATACACAAGCCTATTGCGAACATTATGTTGGTAAAAGGTTTAGAGTATTCGGAATGCAAGTTGGCTGCGGTATAGATCACGACAGTTATGCAATGGCATACGCTAAATATGGAAAAAAACCTGCAATAGGTTGTGCAGTAGTATTAAACAACGGAACGCTGCCTATAAACCTTTTAATGCCACTCTAAGACACTTTCTTTTCTTTTTAATATACCTATACTACACAACGTGTAAAGTTGCTTAAAACTCTTATTCTATATTTGTTAACATTATTATTGTTAATAACTTTTAAACAGATTTTTGTTAATATGTAAAAGTTTTGTATATTTGCAGTAACAAAACTAAAGTTTAATTAATTTAAAAAAAATGAAAACACTATTTAGAATGAAAGAAGCTACAAACGTACAAGAAGCAATTACATCAATACTAGATGTAATAGAAGAAAGCCCTGTATGGTTAAATAATATCAATAGCAGCTTACTTACTCTTGTTAGAAATATAGAACAAGAACACAAAAGATTTGTACTAGAAAAAAGTTTAGATGAACAAGTAATTGATTTATTTGTAGAAATCAAAACAGAATATTATAAATTTCAAGATAATAATTACTAATATGAAAAGAGATTATAACGAACCACATTTTTGGGAAAACCAAAAGAGATACCTAGACAATGAAGAAGTATCGGCTAAGGTCTGGAATTTAAAACCTATGATGACACAAAAACCAATAGAAGTTTACACTGTAAACGGATATAAAAAAAGCGTAGATTTACTAAGCGTTTCTCTAAGTGTAATTGTAGTAGGAACAGAATTACAAAGATTTCATAAGTTTAAAGAAATGCTAGATGAACATGGTTGGCAAACATCTGGGGATTATGCAACAGATTTAAAACCAGAATGGGAAAAGCTATATAAAGACAATAATAATTTACCAATTATAATTAACAAATAATGAAAACTGAAAAATTAAAGGAAAAGTATATAAAATACAATCTAACTAAAGATGACGTATTTAAACATCAAGGCGGTCACTACATTATAATAACTAGGAGTGGTATTGAGAAAATACAAGCTATAGAAAACATACATATCAATTACAAAGTTGTTAAATGCGAGCATAACTTTGCAGCTGTACAAGCTACAGCAATAAAAGATCAGAATACTATCCAAACTTTTGGTTCTGCTTTAAAAGGCAGCACATTTAAAGACGGTAACACAAATAGCTGGTACTGTTTAGAAATGGCCGAGAAGCGTTCTATGAGCAGAGCTGTACTTAAAATTACGGGTATGTACGAATTAGGCTGTTTTAGCGAAGATGAAAGCGAAGACTTTAAACGAAATAATTAACATAGGTTGGGGGGTTTGTAATTAACAAATACTAACTGTGCGGTTATACTTTGTAATATTACAGTTCCTACCCTTCCTTTTACACTAACTTTAAATAAATAAATAAAAATGGAAGTACTAGGAAAACTTACAAAAATCTTACCAGAAGAAACAGGAATAACAAAATCTGGTAGCGAATGGAAAAAACAAACAGCAGTCTTTGAAACAAAAGACAGATACAACCCACAAATAGCAATCAGCTTTAGTGGCGAAAAAATACAAACTTGTTTAAGTAAAGCTGAAATAGGTAAAAGCTACAACGTATCTATTAACTTATCTTCAAGAGAATACAACGGAAAGTTCTATCATAATATTAACGGTTGGTGGTTATCAGAAGAAACTACAGCAGAAATACCTGTTATGGAAGGAACAAAAGATATGCTAGATGATTTAAGTATTAACAAAGATCTACCGTTCTAATGAAAAGAAATAGTCAAATAGATAAAAAAGATGTTGTAAGAATTTGCGATATAGCTACAGACTTATTTAACTTGGAAAAGGGTTCTTTGAGTTGTAGATCTAGAATACAAGAATTTCAATTACCTAGAATGGCTGTAAGTAATATTGCAAGAATTGAAAAGGGAATACATTATAATACAATAGCTGAGGTGCTTAAAAGAGATAGAAGTAGTATTTATCACTATGAAGGGCAGCACAAAGTATTATATGAAACTTGGAGTGTTTACAGAGAAATATTTAATAAAATATTTAATAAATATTCTGATAGTAAAAAGTCTAATTTAACTTTAAAATCATTACGCGTATTATTAAAAAAAGCAGGAGTTAAAAACGTTAATAACCCTACTGTTTTTATTACTGTTCAAGTTGTTAACAAGAAGGTAGTTATAAATTCTGACTACATGAGTTTTAATAATACAGTAGAATTAATTAAGTTTGCCCTTAAAGATTATTTACACCATATAAAAATAGATATATGAAACACTTACTTTCAAGTTCAGCATATTTAGTAGTTAATAAAAATCTATGCAAAGTATTAGGAATAAAAGCTACAATACTACTAGCTGACTTGATTAGTAAGGAAGAATATTTTAGAGCCAATCATTTGTTAAAAGATGGTTGGTTTTTTAATACAGAAGCTAATATAGAAGCAGATACAACTTTAACACCTTATCAACAGCGTAAGGCTTTAAAGATCTTAAAAGACAAAGGAATTGTAGATACTAAAAGAGTTGGTGTTCCTGCTAAAATCAATTATAAAGTAAATGAAGAACTAGTTGTTAAGTTTCTAAACAACTTGTCGTTAAGTAACTGCACAACTATTAATAAGAATAAAGTAATAAGAATAAATAATAAAACCTTTATAAAGCCAACGGTTGAAGATGTTAAAAATTATTGTTTAGAAAGAAAAAATAATATTAATGCAGAAACGTTTATTGACTTTTACGAATCAAAAGGTTGGAAGATTGGAAGAAACAAGATGAAGTGTTGGAAAAGTTCTGTTCGGACTTGGGAAAAAAGACAAAAGCCTACAATGAGTAAAATAGATATACAATTAAACGAATACGAAAAAGGAAAAAAATTACTATGACAGATAAACTTTATGATATAATAGCTAGAACATCTATTGAGTTAGGACACAAAACAGATGGTAAAACAATGGCGGCTTTGACTAAGATCTTTGCCAATGATGTAGCTACAGATAAAAGATTAAAAAGATTGAGCCTTGAAGATATAGATACAGCCTTTAAATTAGGTGTAAGATATGACGAAAAGGACTGTTATCTTAATATCAGAACTTTTTATCGTTGGTGTTTTCAACATAAAGCTAGAATAGATTCAGCAATATATGAAGTAGAAACGCTTAACAAAGATCCAAAGACAGTACCTTATTATAAACAAAAACTATTAAAATGAAAAAAGAAGAAACAGCACCATTAAAATTATTAGAAGTGGCATTACATATAAATAAATCTAATCTTTTAAAAATATATTGGCAAGAAGAATTTATAAATTATATAGAAAAAAATAATATTAATTTATATAAAAAAGCTAGAAAATATGCAGATGATTTAGAAGCAAATAATTATTTTACAGAAGAAGAACTAAATAAATTTAAAAATAAAAAATGACAATACTAGAAATACTTGGACTAATATGGCTTGCAATAATTATATATTGCATATTTGAAGCATACTTTTTTTCACAAGTTGAAGATGATTATATTGAAGAAATACAATATACGTGTTGCGGTGTAGAAATTAAAGATGAAGTAGAGGATATGGGCATCTGCCCAAAATGTTTAGAACATATATCATGATAGGGGGGTGGATAATAATAGCAGCCATCGTGATGTGGCTAATAAGAAAATTGAAATGAGAATATTAAATTTATATGCTTGTCTTGGTGGTAATAGATATAAGTGGAATGATGTAAAAAATGATATTAAAGTAACAGCAGTAGAGCTTGACCCTGAATGTGCAAGACTATATCAAGAGAGATTTCCTGATGATAATGTAATTATAGCAGACGCACATCAATATTTATTAGACTATTACAAAGATTTTGATTTTATTTGGAGTTCGCCACCTTGCCCTACACAT